TCGATACTCCTGAATCCATTTTCTCTCACTAACTTTAATGGGATGTTATCAGCCATGTGTCCATCTCCATACTTTCCTACGTGTCCTTTTTTATTTCGTGGAGCAGTTTTTTTTGCTGTTTCGTATGCTGGTTGGATTGCTTCTTCCAATGCATCATCAATCATGTTACTATCTAGCACTTCACTCATTTTGTTTAGGTCATTTACAATTGCATCTAGCCCATCAAAATCAAGTCTTGCTGCCATATAATTTTTCGCCTTTAGTTATTAGTTTTATGTAATTTTCATCAACTTCATAAATATCAAGAACATTATAAACGCGATTCTCGTACACTATTTGAATGTCACTACTGCATAATGATTTATAATTTTTTCTTATTGTCATATTGGTTTCTACTTGAGTTACAACCGAATTGTCTTCGTTAGTAGTTCTTACTATCTTATCTTCTATTGCTGCGAATAATATTCGTAATGTTACCCATTCTTTTTGTTCGATGCCCTCGCTATCAATATGATTTTGAAACTTTTTTATTTCAATTTTTTTATTGAGTTTCCCCGGATTCATCTTCTTCCACCTGACCGCAGTATCTCATTTGAAAAATAATCGCATCCACGCTATGTTTTATTGAGTCATTTACTGTACCTATGATTGTTCGATTGTCATTCCAGTGTTCTATTAGTAATAATTGAGCAATGTCTGACAATTCGCTTGGTGTAAATTTTCCACAAGCATTTTCTAGATAAATCTTTGATCCTGCTATTAACGAACGAATAAATTCATCATCTTCTTCATAATCAATTCGCAAATATTCTTTTGCTTTCTTTAAATCCACCATGATTTCATCTCCTTAATAAATCAAGAGAGGTTATTAGCCTCTCTTATTCTGTTGGGTTTTGTGTTCCTTCATCTCCTGTTGTTGGAGTTTCTGGATTATATGCAGGAGTAGTTGGTTCTACTGATGTAGTTGCTGCCTCTGTTACATTTTTAACATAAACAACTGGTTTTTCTGTTGGTGCTGTTAATTTGATATTTAAATATGATTTTGTATCTTTTGTAACAACATCATCTCTTTGGATTGCACGAATTAATGTTAAATTCTTTGTGAACCCAGCTTCTTTTGACACAGCAAGTGCCATTTCTTCTCTATCCATAAACTTGATAGCTTCTTCTAAATTACCAATGTAAACTGGTGATGCACCATCTTCATCTGGAATGTTAGTGTTGGCATAAACTTCGATATTAATTCCTGATAACATTTTTTTAGTTGGATCAGTTGGATTTGGTTGTAGGATTGGTTTTCCTGTTGCATCTACCCATTGATCCATAATGTCAAAGCCATTTTGATTAGTGATGATTACTGTTCCAGCTAATAATTCAGGATCAAGTTTAGTGTTAATAGCTGATTTAATTTCTGCGTGTGTACTTGCATTTAATTGGATACCATTAACTTTTAAAATTGATAAAATCTTTCTATTATCTGTTACTACTGATTTTCTTGCTAACCATTTGTTGATGTATTTAACAAGTCCACCTTTTTCATCAGCTAATAATGTGTTTGAAATTGGTAGGATTCCACCTTTATCAGTGATTGCGAATTTTTGTTGTTTTAATGTTGGTGACATTAATTCTCCAATTTCTGTTGCTTCTGTGATATCAACGAATGGTTCGATTGTATCTCCATTTTCATAAACGAATGAACCACTTGTTGTACTTGTTGGTTGAACATCTACGAATTGTTTTAATGGTTTATATTGTCTTTTTAATTCATTAATTTCTGTGTAGATGTCTTGAGGAATAATTACTGCTACACTATTTTGATCCTCTCCTGGTGTAGTAGTTTCTACTAACACATCTCTTTCTTCTTTAGATAATTTTTTACCTTGTAGGAATTTTACTAGGGCTGTTCTTGTTTCTGTTTTCTTTTTCATAGCTCTATTTTCCTCTACTTCTTTTACTTCTACTACTTCGTTATCATCGCTAACTGTTGCCTCTAATTCTTGTACTTGTTCTTCTAGTACAATTTCATCTTTTATTTTTTGAGCTTCTTCAGTTGCTTTTTGTCCTTCCTCTACTTTACCTGCATCAATTAACTCTCTAGCTTCCTTTAATTTTGCAGTTAGATTTCTTCTTAATTCAATTAATTTCTTATTCATTTTTTTCTCTCCCTTTTCTATATTTTTAATAATTCAATCATTGCACTTACTTGTGCTTTTCGTAGTTCTTCGAGAACTCGTTCTTCTTTTGTCTTTAGGTTGTTTTGTTCCAAAGACCTTTTTCCCACCTCACTTGTTGGATAAGCAGGAAACGGTGTCGGAGATATCTCGATTAAATCAATGTCAAGTAATGTTCTTTCGTAGACATCTTCATCTTTTAGATATTCCCATTTATCGCCATTGTCACGAATATAAAATCCAAATGAAACACCATCAACATCGCCTCTTTTTATTGATTCGTAGATGTCTTTAGCTTGATTACTATTTGGCAATTCTAATTCAAAACGTAACCCTATATCATCTTCTACCAATTGCAATGTCCTTGATTTTGTACTTCCTAACACGATGTCAGAATTATGATTCCATAATGCCTTGATCGTATTTTCTTCGAGACTCTTGGCGAATGCACCTTTAGCGACTCTTTCGTACCATTCATCATAAAGCAACAAGCTCCTTTCATTGAATTTCACTACGTAGCCTTTGATTGCCATGGTTTCTGGTTTATCAGTATTTTCTCTGACCGAGATTTCCATCGCTGGGATGTATCTAATCTCCTTGATTTTCTTCTCCATCGTTACCACCTCCTTCACTCTTTTCATCATCTATATTTTCATTTGGATTATCTTGGTTATTTTCTGGAGGTTTTTCTCCATTTTCTTGATCCTTAATTTTGACTTTTTGTTTTTGATATTCATTCATCAAATCAATGTCAATGTAATTTAAGGACATATAATGCTTATCTCCATTTTTAATTTTGTCTTTATCTTCTAACTCACGAACTTCATTTATGGAGTAAATCCCTAGATTAATCATTTTTTCATAGTAAGCTGCACGATTAGTGCTATCTCCACGAAGTAATGAATTTAAATTAAATTTAAAATAATACTTTTTAGTTTCTATTTCATCTTCTGTAAATAATTGGTATTGAAGTTCCTGTTCCCAACTAATTAAAAGCGGTGATAATGTATCTCTTACGAACTCTAGTGATTGTTGCTCGATGTTTGAGAATGTTGCTCTTTCTAAATCTGCCAGCATATGAGGTGGCACATTAAAAATCCTAGCTATTTCTGCTATCGAGAACTTTTGAGTTTCTATGTATTGGGCATCACATTGTTTAATTCCTAATGATTGATAATCTAATCCTGCATCTAGTATTGCTACACGATGGCTATTATCTAATCCATTATTGAACTTTTCCCATTCTTGTCTGATTATCGCTTTAGCTTCTGGTTTCAATGATTGTGGAACTTTTAAAACTCCACTACTCATAGTTCCATTCGCATAAAATTTTCCAGTAAACTTTTGACCTGCAATTTGTATGCCAATTGTTTCTCTGGCTACATCAATAGGACTTTTACCAACAATTCCATTTGTTGATAATCCTTTAATGTGAAGCACACTAGTATATGGCAGGTTTACTACTTTTCCATTTACTAGCGTTGTTTGTACTAAATACCTTTTTAAATTTCCATGACTATCTTTTTCCATTACTACTTTTGTTAACAATGGATTTAGTATCCACAATGCTTTTGGGTATCCTGTTTTGCTCCACTCAATTTCCGCATATGCATTTCCATATAATTGTCTGTGAGCTTCCATTGTTTGTTTGAATTGGCATGGTGTCATGTAAGGATTTGGTCTAGTTTCTATTAATTTAGCTATTGGGTGATCGTGTATTCTCTTTTTCTTTCCTCTTGTTTCTTGAAACAATTGAAGTGGTAACATCGCTACGTGATTTGATAAAATTCTCACACACGCATATACCGCTGCGATATTCATTGCTGTCGATGTATCTACACTTTCTCCAGAGTATGTTTCATTTCCACCTATGAGATTTATTAACCATTTATTAGGGGCTGTTAGATTAGAAACGTCTGTTTCTTCTTTGTTTTCTCTCTGTTCTAATTTCCTAAATAACATTTATGCCACCTCATTTCAGTATTTTCGAGAATATAAAACCTAGCCAAACTAACACTAATCCCTGCACGAATAGTCCAAGTTTAATGCTGACCAAATATGCTGCAATTACTATCGATATCAATCCGAACAGGATCAGGATATCTTCGATATAAGTACACAAAAAAACGAACCTGTCTTTAGTTCGTTCACTCACTTTTTTAATTGCCATGTTATTCTCCTTTCTAAAATCCAAAGCCATCACTCATTATGTGTTGATTTATATCAATCTCTCCATTATCGATTCTAGCTAATGTATGACTTATAATCATTGCGGCTGCCGGATCTATTCTAAATCTTGTTTTACTTTTATCTAGCATTTTATTTTCATTGGCATCTGTTTTTGCTATTGCATTACTTATTGCCCATGTCAATACAGGATTCTTATTTGTAATAATTCTTTTTTGTAACACTAATGCTTCTACGTCTTTTGTTGGTTCTGATAATGTTAGCATTCCTTGTCTAACTTCTACCATCACGAACCCATCTTTCTCCATATCAGTCGCAAATTGGGTTGCATTGTATGGATCGTATCCTATTTGCATTACTGGGTAGATAAAATGTAAGTCTTTTATGTATTTTTTTATATAATCATAATCCACAACATCCCCTTCTGTGGCTGTGATATAGCCTTGTTTTATCCACAATGAGTATGGAACTCTATCTTGTTTTTCTCTTTCTAAAACTCGATTTTTTGGCATAAAACTGTGCGAAAGCATGACATATTCGCCATTATCCAAGCGAAACTCTGCATTCACGCTTGTAAGGTCGATTTTACTCGACAAGTCTATTCCTATCGTGCATGGATGACCTCGTATGCTTTCAAAATCAAATTCCCTGTCGCTGGATTTCCATTTTTTCATATCCATCCATGCGATTTCTCCATTTACCCATTGATTCAGGTATAATCTTCTGAATGTTGCTTCTGCTGTTGGTATTTCTTTTGCTCTTACCGCAAGTTGTCGCATTTCTTCTATTTTTCTAAATACTCCAAGTGCAGGATTTGCAATGTACCAAGTTTTTTCATCGTATATGTCCGCATTTTCTGGTGCTTCGTATATTACTGGGTAGAATGTTTTATCTTCAACAACGTGTTCTAGGATTTTCTTTGAGTATTCGTATAACTCGTAGCATATTGTTCCTGTCTCCATTCCGGCTGTTGTTATTGATATAAACAATGGTTGTCTACGAGCTCCTTGACTCGTTTTCATCAAGTCATATAATTTTCTATTCTTTGACGCATGGATTTCATCGTATATTACTATGTGAGCATTGAACCCATCTTTTGTATTTGTATCCGCGGATATTGCTTTATAAAATGAATTAGTTTCTAGTCTTACTATCTTCTTTTGCGATTCAACTATCTTACACTTTTTGAACAACGCTTTATTCATTCTTATCATTGCTGCCGCCGCACTGAATACTTTCGATGCTTGTTCTCTATCATTTGCACACGAATAAATTTCTGCACCATACTCATCATCCATAAATAAAAAGTACACTAACATCGCTGCTATTAACTCTGTCTTACCATTTTTTCTTGGTAGGAATATAAAGGCTTCTCTATATTGCCTAGTGCCATCATCATTTAGTGTTCCTACTAATTCCTTTACTATCTTTTCTTGGAATGGCATCAAGTTAAATGGCTTACGAGCGAATTCTCCTTGAGTATGTTTTAGCAATTTAATGAAACGAACCGCAGTTTCCGCTTTCTTTTCATTAAACATTTTATTCGTTCTCCTTTAGTAGTTCCTCCATCTCATCATCAAAGTCATCTCCTGGTAATTGCATTCTCCCTCTACTGCTTGGAGTCAATCCAAACTCTGTCATGAATTCTTTTGCAAGTTTTAGGTATCTGTGTGCTATTGATACCTGTGGGATTTGTTGGACATAACCAGATGGTGTTTTTATGATGGTGCTTTGAGCTTTATCGATTTGTTGCTCGGCTTCTTTGTATCTACTCCAACACTTACAATAGGCTTCTAGAGCCGATGTATCGTTTACTTTAAGTAATCCCAAGTCAGCTAAAATGGGGGCGACTCTTTCCCATTCTGCTTTTGCTATTGGATTATTTTTGATCCACTCTGGTGCTTCTATTATTTCTCCCGGTTCTATTCTCTCAACTCTGTTTTCTAATTCGATTCTTTCGGAGATGTCACGTTTTCCGGGATTGTCATTCATTACGTGGACTAGTGTTGGTTTTGGTTTTGGTCCTGTAAGTGACATCTTTACCCCTCCTATTCGCTTATTTCTTCATATAAATCTTCAATTGCTTCAACTTTATCTAATTTTTCCCAAGGATATTCTTGGTTTCTAAAATGACAACCTTTCGCTACTTCGCTGTATTTAACTATTCCATCAGTTAGTCCTAGTTCATATTTCATTCCATTTGGTGTTAAATCAAATGTTCTCTTTATGATTTCTTCTAACAATTCATTATCTTCTGGATTACTTGATTCAACTCTTATGGAGCAAGGTTCATTTTCTCCAATTATGTAGGATAATTGGATTTCACATTCATCCGCTAATTCAGCAGCTACTATGTTTTTAGCAATGTATCTTGCCATGTATGCGGCTGTCCTATCTACTTTTGATGGATCCTTACCACTAAATGCTCCACCACCATGTTTGAAATATCCACCATAGGTATCACAGATAATCTTGCGTCCTGTCACACCTGTATCAGCTGCTGGTCCACCTTTTACGAACCTACCTGTCGGATTAATTAGGACTTGAAAACTTTCTTTTTTAAATCCTGTTAATGTTTCATCAATATCATTTTCTATAAAATCTTTAATTGCTGGATTTATTATTTCACTTATCAACGTTACTTTTACTATGCCATCATCAATATCCGAATGATTTGCTGACACTACTATTTTTTTGATTGATGTAGGAACATTGTTTACATACTTTATTGTTACCTGACACTTTGCATCCGGTTTTAGTATTTCAGTTCCATTCTTTTGGATATACGAATTGTAATAATCCATTATCTTACTCGCTAGTGCAATTGGTACTGGTAAGTAATTGTTTGTTTCTAATACTGCTCCTCCAAACATTATTCCTTGATCACCGGCACCACCTTTATCTACACCTAGTGCTATGTCTTTTGATTGACTATGTATAAAAATTGCTATTTCTATGTTTTCGAAGCAAAAGCCTAGCTCTTTTTCTGTATAACCGATTTCTTTGATTTTTCTTTTTGCTACTTCTTCTATTAAACCATTATTCAATATTGCATTTGTTCTGATTTCTCCTGCTATGACAAGCAAGTTTTCTGTTACTAAACACTCTATTGCGATTCTTGATTCCTTATCGTAGGTTATACAATAATCCAATAATGCATCACTTATCTGATCGCAAATCTTATCTGGATGTCCTGCTGACACAGCTTCACTTGTAAAATACGAAACTTTTCTTTTTCTATTCATTTTTCATTCCTCCTATGGCTTCTTCGTATGTATATTCTTTTCCATTTCTTATTAGTTTTATTTCTTCAGCACTACCAACGAATTGTAGGTATCTTTTTACGATTACATCAACATACTTTTCATCTAACTCAATTGCGTAACACTTTCTTGATAATTGTTCGGCACAAATTAGTGTTGAACCAGAACCACCAAATGGTTCAAGGACTATGTCATCTTTCTTACTTGAATTGACCATTAGTTTTCCTATCAATGTTACTGGTTTCATTGTTGGATGTTCATCACTTCTTGTTGGTTTATCATTATAAATTACTGAACTATGTTCGTTTTGACTATCTATCATCTTCTGGAATAATTCTACAAGTTCTGGTTTAGACATTTTCTTTGGATTCATTTGCATAAAATCATCGATTACTGTGTCCTTATCTCTATCTCCATACCATTTATGTGATGCTCCTGGTTTCCATCCATATAGGATTGGTTCATGCCTCCAATGATAATCTTGGCGACATAGTACCATTCCGTTCTTAACCCACACTAGACATTGTTTCAAATCAAATCCAGCATCTTTCATAGCTTTTCTAAAATTAACTCCTTCAACATCACTATGGAACACATAAATTGGCGATCCTGGTTTTAATGATTCAAATGCCTTTATGTAAAATCCAAATAAAAAGCGATAAAAACTATCGCTATCTGTGAAGTGATCATTCTTTATTTTTTTGCCATCTCCACTTTCATAATCTACATTGTATGGAGGATCAGTAATTATTAAATCTGCCATTTCATTTTCTAATAATTTTATGTATGTTTCTTTGATTGTGGAATCTCCGCATATCAATTTATGTCTTCCTAATAACCAGATATCCCCTGGTTTTGTGAATGGCACTTTTGGTATGTTATTTTCTATATCAAAGTTATCTTCTTTTACTTCATCTTTTACAAACATTTTGGTGTATTCTTCAACATCAAATCCTGTTAGTTCCATTACTCCTACTGTGTGTAATTCATCAAGCAAAACACCTAACTTTTCCATATCCCATTCGCCACTGATTTTATTCAAGGCAATGTTTAATGCTTTTTCATCTTCTTTTGATAAATCAACAACAACACATTCTACTTCTGTGTGTCCTAGGTCTTTCATCACTGTGGCTCTTTGATGTCCACCGATTATTGTTCCATCATTGTTTATTATGATTGGATCAACGTATCCAAAATGTAAAAGGCTATTCTTGATTTTCTCGTATTCTGCATCTCCTGGTTTTAATTGTTTTCTAGGATTGTATTCTGCAGGTATTAAATCTTCAATTTTTCGCTTTTCTATATTCATATTTCTGTCCTTTCTATTTTTGATACCCCCTTTTGAAATACGCGATTACTAACACGTGTTTGGGCGCCGTTCGTTTGTTAGTGGCTACCTAGGGATTGATGGGTGGGGGCCTCTAGTGTTCCTTCGCATTGTGACAAGCTTCACATAATGACTCCAAGTTAGATAATTCTAACCTTTTATTCCAGT